TATCCTGTTGCGCAATAATTGTTTTATTATTTATAAGTTGAATAGCCATTACCCATCATATCCCTCTGGATGGAATTTAAGTTCTACTACCTTGGCATCTTTTTTAATACTTTTGTCATCTATTATCATTTCAACGGGTGCTGCTTTATTTGGCTTTTCATACCAATAAGCTACTTTGTATCCTCCATCATCTAATAACTTAACCAAAAGACCTCTATCATATTCTTTGTCTTCAGCTTTTAGTACTATAGTTTTTCCTCTAGGTAAATTTATCATCTTGGTCTCTCCACTATTTGTAGACTACTAATTCTTGCTCTATTGGCCTCTGCTACTATAGCATGTTTAAAATTTGGATTACCCGCTACTAATTGAGGCTCGACTATACTGTTGATTTCCCAATAATAACTATTCCAGTCACACAAATCCCCGACTTCTGGATAAAAATTCAGACTTCCGGATGCCAAATTCTCTCTTTGGAATCTAAGTTGAATGTTTCCATTTACATCAGTACCTGCATCGTTACTTATAGTTTCAGGACGATTATATTGAATTAAACAATTCACTCTAAAACCGGTTTTATAATATTTTTTATCACTTTCACCGTACAAGTTACTGTCAGTATTATCTAAGTCTACCTTGTAAATATCTACAGCTTGACCAACAATATCATCAACCAACTCTTCAGTAAAATGATTAAATAAATCAAATTCTTTTTGACTTATAAAAAATGGACTATTGGAAACTTCATTTGCCATGTTATTATCCTATATAAATCATTAATGGTGATTTTGATAACACCTGAGAAGCCGCTTCTGCTTGTTCAGCATCAGCTTTAGCTTTTTCTGTTATACTCAATGAGTCTAAAAATTCTCTGAGTTCGGCTATAAGATTATCCTTTTCTGTAATGGCTTCAGCTTTTAATGCATCACCATCTAATGTAACTTCTCCATCTGGTATTGGCATTGAACTATATTTTGATCTAATAATACCAAGTAATTCTCGACTCAATGCTAACGCGTATCTTCTAATCCACTGTCTACCAGGAGCATTAATGCTACTGTATGTAATAAACTTATAAGGTATATTGGATGGGTCTGAAACTCCTCCTGAAGTCCAATCACGAGTTGTTTCATTTATCTCATCCTTTACATAATACTTAAACCATATTTTATTACCCTCATCTCCGGATGTTGGTCTAGGAAATAAAGAAATATTATTATTAACTATATGAAAACTATGTGCACTACGTCTTATTATGTCTGAAGTTTCTATTTGATTAGCTCTTGCTATATCATAGCTTATTGGCTTCAGTATAAAACTGATCGCCGGTGAAACATTACCCATACCAAAATTATCTAATAACTGTCTTTGATCAAAAGATCCCGCGTATGGATCATAAAATCTACTAATAGCAGCTTCACCATAATTATACACTTGTTGTACTTCTATTCGCTTCGAACTCTCACTTACATCAGCCCATACATTTTGTAGATCATAATCTTGTTGATCAGCAACTAGTGTTATGCTACCACTTTTAAGAGTTACGTTACCACCTACATTTGCACGAGTACCATATGCTTCTGATAGTATTATTGATGTTCCTAGATTGGGATGAATTACATCAGAAGTTCCAGTTCCTAAAGACTCACTAATTTTATTTTTTTCACCATATTGTTCCCACATCCAGTTCTTTATATTATATTGATTAATTTGTGAAGAGTATTCTGATATAGATTCTTCAAAACAAGCATATATCGAGGAACTAGGAATTTCAATATCCATTATAGGATATCCTAACTTTCTAGAAACAAATTTTGCAATCTGGACACTTTCCGATACAAATGTAGCATCGCTATCATACAAAGCGTATGGTGTATCATTTAAAGCTGATGTCTCGATTGTTGGATCGGTATATCTATAAACGGATTTAGGCACAATAATTCTCCTTACAAATTCTCATATATAAATAGTACTAGAAACAAAAAGAGCCCTGACAAAGCAGGGCTCTTTAAGTGATAACTAAGTTATACGCTAATTTAGATTAAATCTAAACGATCACAATGGATCTTTGCATAAAACTCAGGACGCACCATCTTCTTCGCATAGCGAGTCATCACACCTTTTCTAGGAGTGAAGTCAGATGGATCATACACCATAGGTGTCATCATCAACGGTACGTAAGGTGCATAAACAGCTCCTGTTTCTAGGAAGTTACTTCCACGGAAACCAATAAGCAGAGTATTCTCTGTCATATATGGATTCTTATAAACATTGAATCTGTTTGCAATATTACCTACGCGTGAAACGCCCATAGCAAACTGCTGTTGATTACCATCAGTCTGTGACATGTATCCAGGAAGTGATTCAAGGATTGTCGCGACTTTAGGTGAAACAACTACGAAGTTAGCACCACCACGAAGTGTCAAACGATGTATTTCGTTAGATACTTTTTGGATTTTGGCAACTAATGTCTGCCACCATTCAAATCGTGTTCCTGTGAAGGAAGTTGAAATGAAGTTGGAAGAACCAGCGTCGTAGTCGAATCCAGATCTTGCAGACCAATACTCAACCGTTGGTGCTTCAGAAATTAACATGTCTAAGATTTCCAAATCTATTTCCATAGAAATGTACTCAGAAAGCATAGATGTTAATTCAGCTTCAGCATCAATTGAATGATATGCATTAAGGTCTTGAGCAAGCTCAGGAGTCCAGACAGCTTTTAGTTTACGGGTTTTAGCGACGATTGGGAATGACTTTAACTCAAGATTAACTTCAGGTATACTGAGAGTATCTGAGTTAGCATTTCCAACTCTGTCTTCAAAGTCACCGCGATCTGCAGCAACAGGTTGCTTATAGTATTCTACAGTTTCATCAGCAGCAGCAATAAAACTTGCTCCTGTTGTATCAACAGAAGATGATATAATCATTGTTACAACATCTCCCTCGATTTTAGTAAACTGAGGTAATACATGACCTGAACCTGTGATAGTGGAAGTAATGTTCCACGCTCTAACAGATAGAGGGTCAGCGTTAGTTAGTGCACTACCAGTTGCAATAAAAGACACTTTGTTCAAAGTACCTGCAGCAGACGATGCTGAGACTTCTTTATTGAATTCAATGTCCTTATAGCTAGGTAAGGTTGCAGTGTTTATATGTACAGTAGCGACCGAACCAGATTGTGAGTATCCGTATCTTCCAACACCATATAGACCGTCTTCACCGAAAGGTGCAGCAGCTCCAGAAGGGTTAAATTTACCGGTTTTACCACCAAGTGATTCAGTAGTTGCGCGACCAGCGACAGCTGTCCCGTATTTAAAGTCAAGATAGAAAACCAGACCAGAAGGTAGGTTCATAGCTTGAACTGAAACAAAATCCTGTGCAGCAATGCTACCAAAGATTCTACGTACGAGAGGTAAAGCAACTCCACTCCACTCTTCCTCAGCAACACTAGAGTTGCCGGCAGGATTAGTAGTTGAGAATTCCTTAATTAACTGTCTAGCTTGGTTTTCCAACAAGGTAGCCATTGTAGCTTTTGAAAATTCAGTATCTACGCCTTCCAAAAGACCAGTTTTCTCCCACTTGCCAACACTGGCAGCGGCAGCTTTTTGCTGATCTTTGTAGGGAGATGAATCTAACAAAGCTTCATTAATATAGCTCATTATTATTTCTCCAATTAAATGATTCCAGCTAGTTTCTTAAATCTATTTGCTACTACATTTTCCTCAGAAATAATTTTCTTTGGTGCAGTAGAGCCAATAGCTTTACTAGCGGATTCTTTTACAGTTTGTTTACGACTAATTTTACCAGTTTGTGAAAAAGCTTCTGCTAAGGTTGAGTAAACCAACTTGATCTCTCTTGTTGATTGTGCTCTGTCCATAGTTTCAACTACTTTCATTTTCTGATCTTTATCAAGCGCATATTCTTTGAATAGCTTGTTTGTGAACAACAGTTTTGCGTTAAGTATGTTAACTTCATGAAGTTTATCTTGTAGGAATTCTACAGCTTCTTTATACTCAGCAAGTTCAGCTTTAATACCTTCAACTACAGTTTTTGATTCGTCCACTTCGGCTTCCTCGTCTTCTGCGTCTTCATCTTCTTCGTTGACTTCAGATGTGTCTTTCGACTCATTCTTACCGTTACCAACGTTAGAAGATTGGTTTGCTTTACCTGGCTGTTTATTGTCGCCATTTCCTATATCAGATGAAACGTCGTTTTCCTCAATCTCTTCATCATCATCATCTTCGTGTTCAGCTTCATTAACTTCAGCTTCCAGTTCTTTGATGATCGCTTCAAGATCAAGTTCCTCGTCGTCTTCTTCTTCATAAACGCCTTCCTCTTCCTCGTCATCATGCATTGCTTCGTCCTTATGCATTCCTTCTTCTTCTTCGTCGTCGTGCATAGCTTCTTCGACTTCTTCTTCGGAATCCATATCTTCGTGCCACGTTTCTTCAGCTTCTTCTTCATGGTCATCGCCCATTTCTTCTTCCGCTTCGTCATCGTGCATTTCATCATCCATATCTTCTTCAGATATTTTTGCAGATAGCATGTTTTTCAAGTGAGGAGCAAAAGCTTCTTCTAAAGCTGCTTTTGCATTCTGTAGTGCTGTTTCACGCACGGCTTTTGCGTCAGCAATAGCTTCTTTCAGAATATCAGACATAATGTCTCTCCAATTATGAATATGAATAAAGTTATTGATGAACTTTAATTTAGATTAACTAATAGTTTAGACACTGTATACTTACAGTGTATTAGGTAGGTGTATATAAGTATATGTTGATTTATAAATCAATCGTCTTTTTTATATTTTTTTCGCAATTTAGCTAGGTTTCTCTGCTCTCTCTTGACTGCTGATGGTTTTTTGTAATATTGTTTTTGTTTTAATGTATATAACAGCTGACTATCTTTTACTACTTTTTTAAACGCTCTTAAAGCTGCTTCAATAGCATTTGGGTTGTTTAGTGTAACCTTTAATCCATCTACTTGGATTAACTTTTGTTTCTTTCTTATCATGTAACCTCCGACATTATATTTTTGTAACTGATATTTTCGTTTTTTAATTTTGATTCTATATATCTATGTGCCAAGTATTTTTCTTTACCGTATTTTGCATGTTCCCATTTCTTAGACATAGACTTGGGCATGCCCTCTTCTGACATATCATTGTTAATAAACCAAGCCACTCTACGTGCATCAGCTACAACAATTTTACGATATCTATTTTCTTCCAGTGTTTTTAACCATAACCTAACTTCTTTAATGGT